TGCAACTCCGCTGGAGTCCCTTCATTGCCTTGTTTGTAGCAGAGGATGCAGCCAAATCTCGCCAAGCGATCATAATGCGCTTTTTGAGCCTTAGTGGACACTAGTATTCGTATAGTTTTCTATGGCTTGTGCTGATTCTTTAATAGAGCTAACTAATGTATGCACTTCATCGTTTTTGTTTTTAATTAAAGCATCGTACAAATGGTGAATTGATGATTTAAGTTTGAGGATGTGTTCTGCATAGTCGTTCATTTAGTTATTCTTTCTAATTGTCTATTGTTAGCTTGTTCTGTACGCCAGGTTTCCCACCGCATTTCTGCTGCCCTGATCTGCCATTTTAATGCTTCTACTTGTTCTGTCGCTACTCCAATACCCTTACATAGCTCTTGATATTCAGGGCTAGAGTATGCCTCTCGCTCTTGCGCTCCTAATGACTGTTCACTAGATTGTTTCATCTTGATAGCTCTGAGGCTGTGCTTATATGCTTCAAGCTCTGCTAACTGACCTTTTGCCTTTGCATACTTGGGAGCGTTATTATAAATAAACTCTACTGCATCGTTTGGATTGTATTCTTTCATATTGCATAGCTCCATCTAATTTTATCAGCCTTGCTTTGTAATGCGTTTCTTTTTCTTTTTTCACTTGACCATTCTTGAAATTTACTAACTGTATCTAGATTCCAATTAGCAGCTTTATAAATTGTTCCAGAATGAACCTCAGTATCTTGATAAGAAACAAGCATAGTTACATCTGGAAAACGCTTTTGTATATCCTTAACCATTTTTGAAATCATCCAGGTAGCAGTAAATTTTGGTGCATCAGGCGCAATAGCTAACCTTCTTAATTCAAGCCATACATGGTCTTTTGACATACGATTGCCAGCCACAGGGTCAGTCCACATAGCAACTGCAAAACAATGATCTTTGTATTCTGCGCCATAAAAAACTTTGTGAGCATTTCTAATCATATTTGAATGACTTGTAACAGGCAAACGACTATGCCAATCCGCATTTTTTTCCATAGCATAATCAACCCCTACCTCACGCAAAGTCATCAACTTTGGGCTTTCAGGAACAATTCTAGGAAAATCAAATAAATCCATTACTTTAATGCAAGCCAAAGACCAATTTGACTAAACGCATAACCTAACCAAATAATTGCGTTAGGAAACGCCCCCTTGCGTAATTGCAAAATACCTACCATCAAATATCCAAGCCCTGTTGCTGCGATAATGGTTTTTTCCAACATTTGTATTCCCCCCTGTTTCCTAATTGATACTGTGTATAAAAATCTTTTAACAATGCTTCTGGTAACTGATGCTTTGAAATATACAATCTAAATTTAGCCAAACCCCACTCTGATCGCCACTTACATAGCTGGCGCACCCCTGCTTTATGTATCGCCTCTAGCTCGGAGTTCCCGCTGTTTGATGACATAATCCTTCATTTCGTAATAGCTGTTAAAGCGGGCCAATTTAGGGTCTTTACCACATTCAATTCTATACGCTTCTTCAATCTGATCGTTAGTTATTAACGGATTTTTCTTTTGTGTAATAACTGATTCTGAAACCCACTCAGCTTTGAATCCAGCCCAACCTCTTTCGCAACACATCTGCATTACATCAGAGAGGGACATTTTAGCCTTATCTGCTTCTCGTTGTAATCCTTTAAAAGCTGTTTCAGTCCATTTGGCATTTTTTGCTTTGCGAACTGCTAAGTAATCTTTAAACAAAGAATCAGATACACCTTCAGGTGTTTTTAATTGGTTTTTAGTTTTTGGTTTATGGTTATTGGTTAATGGTTCTTGGTTCTTGGTTACGTTCTGATTCGGTTCTGATTTCAGAGCTGATATCTTTTCTGATTTGATTCTGTTTGCATTTCTGGCAGACTCAGCCTTAGCATGATATTTAGCTATTTCGTCATCGCAACGCTTATTTATCCACCCAGATGGGGTTTCTTCAAAAAACATAAAAAGAACATACTCAACTTCGTTTAAGTATTCTTTCATGCCAATGTGTCGAGCTATAAGATCAAATTCGCCTTGAAATGGCTTTTCAGATAAATAGTAAAGGTCAATAAGCCTGCGATAAGCTAAATCTTCTATAAGACTTAAATGGCGTGTATGTGAGGCGTAATCGCCAATGTGGAAAGGGTAAAAATTCACTTTATTCCTTTGTCAAAGGTAGTCAAAAAGGTGGACATGGCGGGCGGTGACTAATCGCTTTTCGGGGATGACCCTAGCCTGTCCATAGAGTTTACTACAACTTATTTCTTTTTAGTTTGTTGTTTTTTTACAACAGTTTTCTTGGGAATGGTGTCCAGAACGCTTGAAACATGAAACATTTTGCCGTTACGTTCCATCATTATTGCTTCCACCAAAGTGCAAGTCATTCCTTGCTGGACAAGAAAATGCAATCCTTCCTTGTCATAATGCACGTGGACTTCGGCTGACCCGTCTTTATTTTCTTTGATTTTTTTAATTAAAATTTCCATTAGTGTTGCCCCGAAAAAGCAACTGGGCCAAGCGCATTTAACAAATCACGATGCGCTTTAACTTCGTTAGTTAAAAAAGCAATTCGTTCTTGCAAAACTTTAATTTCTAAATCTGCTTGTTTAAGCATATCTACTAACATTTCTTCTCTGTTCATAATAATTCAGGCCAAATTAGATGCCAGGATTGAGGAAATAAATCCTTGCGTGTGATTAAACCATGCGACTCCTTTTCAAGAGTTGCTCCTAATACTGCAAAATGTGCTGCTGGAATGTTGTTTTTTCGCCACATTGATACAGCGTGAGGTGAAACTCCTACTAATTTAGCCACTTTTGTAGTACCCCCAAGCAGATCAATAATTGCCGAATCTGTGATTTTTAGCTTCATTCAGGAATCTTACACCATAACTAATTATTTTTGCAAAGGTATTGACAAGGCAATCAATTTGCTTACAATCAGGGGTATAGCAACTTCGCTATGTCATTTAAGGGGAATTTAAATGGATGAGTTGTATCAAGTCATGACCGAAATGGAGCAACGCTTGGAAATAGCGTTAGACAACATGGAATACGGCACAGAACTGTCGCAAGACGATGTGGATGTTATTCGTGCAGCTTGTGGAAAGCCAAACAACAAGCGTAATAATCTATTGCAAAACGTGTTTGATGATTTTGGTAATGTTTTTGGGGGAAATCATGCAAAGTGAATCAATAGCTAATCTAGCTAAAGCCTTGTCAATCGTGCAAGGCAAGCTGACCTACGCAAAGAAGGACTCAGCTAACCCATTTTTTAAGTCTAAATATGCAGACTTAGAATCAGTATGGGATGCGTGTCGTGATCTGTTATCAACTAATGGTCTAGCAGTAGTTCAGTTACCTGGCGAATATTTTGAAGGCACAATGGCCCTTACAACAATTATTACGCATAGCTCTGGCGAATGGATTAGTCAGCAAATGTCTTTGCCTGTGGGTAAACCAGATAGAGATGGTGTTGTTAAAGTAGATGCCCAAGCTGCGGGATCAGCAATTACCTATATGCGTAGATATGCTCTTGCAGCAGCTATTGGCGTAGTGCAAGCCGATGACGATGGCAATGCAGCTTCTGCGCCCAAACAAGTTAAATCAAGTTCATCAATGAAGTCTGTAGCAGAAGATATTTTATAAGGGGAAACAACATGGCATATACACCAAAAGAAGGATCAGGAAGTCTTTTCAAGAACGAGCGTAAGGCTTCTGACAACCATCCTGACTTTACTGGAACAGTTATGGTCAACGGCAAAGAGCATTACCTTTCTGCCTGGACTAAAACATCCACTAAAGGCACAAAGTTTCTTAGCGTATCAATCGGCAAAGAAAAAATCCCACAAGGATTTAAACCAGCAGGATCAGACGAGTTACCAAAGGATGATCCGTTTATAGACGATAGTACCCCGTTCTAAAGGAAAACACCATGCAGAATCAAATTAAGAATCTTATTACCGAAAGTGCCAAATTAAGTTGGCAACCAGTTGGAGTAGATGAAGAACAGCAACTTATTAGTTTTAAACCTGAAGATTTGTTGTCTGTGATTAAGGCGGTTCTGCACGTTGCTGCCGATATGTGCGAAAACTACTATGATTCAGAGCGTATCATTAACTATGCACAAGGAATTAAATGACTTGCCAAGTATGTAAATTTTTTGTATTCAATCAAAATGATATGATGGGAGCTTGTAAGCTCAATCCTGTGGTTGTTAATAAAATGCCTCAGGACTGGTGCGGTCAAGAGATTCCAAAAGAATACGAAGAACCAGGCATTACAATAACTGTTGCTCCAAAGGCTACAATCGTTGCCCAAGAAACAACATACGATATAAACAC